AAGAAACGCACGCAACAGGCGACCGCACAGGTGAACTGGCATAGACGCTGGATGGAGCAGGCGTTCGACGTGCTCAAACCCGGCGGTCATATGCTCGTCTTCGGTGGGAACAGGACACACCACTACGTAATGATGGCCGCCGAGTTCGCCGGATTCGAAGTTAGGGATACGATTACGTGGCACTACGGAACCGGCTATCCGAAGGGAACGAACGTCGGCAAAGACATAGACAAACGGAAAGACGCGGATCGAGAGGTCGTAGACACTAAGACGTTCACACAGGGAGGCGGCAACGCCCTGAATATGCGAGAAGGCGAGAAACGTGAGGTAGAACACGAGTACACCGAACCGGCGACGAAGGAAGCAGAAAAGTGGGATGGGTGGAACTCGACGCTAAAGCCGTCGACTGAGTTTGTGCTCGTGGCTCGAAAGCCGATGTCCGAGGGAACCGTGGCAGAGAACATCCTCGAGCACGGTACAGGCGCGTTCAACGTCGACGCCTGCCGGATCCCGGCTGAAGATAAGCAGGACTTCCCCGAAGGCGACTACGGCGACCGTGGGATGTACGGATCTCCCGGTGAGCGAAAGTCAGATACTGAAGAGAAAGGCCGACACCCGCCGAACGCTATCTTTGACGCGGAGAACGCGGCTATCCTCGACGCAAGAAACCCCGAGACGAGTTCCCCGTCCGGCTACAGCGTCCGTCAGGCGTCGGAGAACAGGGCTATGTCCGGCCCGAACACCGAGCGCGTGGGAAAGAACGGACACGGCGATAGTGGCGGCGTCTCCCGGTACTTCTACTGTAGTAAAGCGTCGAAAGCCGAGCGAACTCTGGACGGCGCGGTGGATAACGACCACCCGACAGTAAAGCCGGTCGACTTGATGGAGTGGCTCGTTCAACTCGTGACCGCAGAAGAACAGCGAGTACTGGATCCGTTCGTGGGTTCAGGTACGACGCTGATGGCGACGTGGAATATGGCTCGTGACGGCGTCGGTATAGAGCGTGAATCTAAGCACGCAGAGACGGCGCGTGAGCGCGTGGAGGCGAATAAGACCAACCGCACAGTAGCAGGCTCGAAACCGACACACGACCACAGTAGCGCGTTAGACTGGTGACTATGCCTGTTGTCGAACACACAGACCCCGACCCCGACCGAAAATCCCCTACCCTTGTGAATATCACGGATGCTACGAGGGAGCGATTCCTCGAGCGAGCGCGTAAGTGGTCGGAAGAAGTCAAAGAAATTAGTTGGGACTCCCTGAACGAAGACGGCAACAGGATCGCGGGTAAGTACGGAGAACTCATCTTTCACGAGGTCTTCGGCGGAACGATAGACGACGACTACGAGTACGACATACTACTCGACGGTATGAAAATCGACGTGAAGACCTCGCAAATATCAGTCACTCCGCTATGGCACTACAACGCCGTGGTTCCTGCCGACAAGTACAGACAAGACTGCGACCTTTACTACTGGGTATCGCTGTACGGCGTCGACTCTGATGACCCGTTCGGTAAAGCGTGGCTCTGTGGATATATGGAGCCGGATGAGTTCTTCGAGAAAGCGAGTTTTACCAAACAGGGCGATAGACTCGGTGCTATACCCAGTCCGGTGAATATGTACTCGGTGTTCTACAGTCAACTCCGACGTAGAGACGTTCCAGAGGAGATAGAGATATGAAACGCAACAGTCCGTTCCGGTGGCCCGGAGCAAAAGACGGCGAAGCAGACCGTATCGTGGAGTTACTACCCGACCACAGGCTATACGTTGAGGTGTTCGGTGGATCTGCGGCGGTGCTCTTCACGAAAGAACGGTCGGATATGGAAATCTACAACGACATCAACGGCGACCTCGTGAACTTTATGCGAGTTCTACGTGACCAGCCCGACGCCCTGCTGAAATGGCTATGGCACACGCCGTTCTCCCGTGAGATATACGAAAACACGGCGACTCGGTGGTACAAAGACAACGAGAGGCCCACGGACTCCGTCGCTCGAGCCGGTGAGTTCTTCTTCCTACGGTACGCGAACTTCGGCGGGAAGTCTGACCAGAAGGCCGGGTTCGGTATCGGTCGGAAGAAAGACAACGCACAGGACTATCAGACGGCCCGCGAAGACTTGGAGACGTTCTCTGATAGAATATCAGGGGTACACGTAGAGAGACGCGACTGGCTCGACCTCATACACAAATACGACTGCGACGACGCCGTTTTCTATCTCGACCCTCCATATCCGGGAACCGAGTACGTCTACGGCGACGACGTATCCTTCGACCTCGATGACCTGACGCCTCTGAACGACATCGAGGGCGACTGGATCGTATCGGCTGGCGAGGTGGCGACGGAAGTGCTCGACTCAAAGCATAGCGAGACAAAGCAGAAGTATCGTGACCTCGGTTCAGGAGAAAACCTCGGCGCGAAAGATAGCGTAGAACGACTGTGGTGTTCGTTCGACCCACGTAGTAGCGCGTTCCGACCTAATATGGAGGAGGCGACCGACTGGTAACTATGACAGAGAACGCATTTCCTTACAGCGGCGGTAAGTCGAGACTCGCGGGCTGGATAACCGAGAAGTTCCCACGACACAAAGTGTACTGCGAACCGTTCGGTGGATCCGCGAGCGTGCTCGTGAACAAAGAACCGTCCGAGATCGAGGTCTACAACGACCTCGATGAACGTGTAGTAAACTTCTTCCGGGTGTTCCGTGACCAGACCGACGAGTTAGTCGACTGGTTGAACAGGACGCCGTACAGCAGGCAACTCCACGACGAGATAGCGGATAGATACTTCCCGCAGGGCGACAGCGAAATGCCTGAAGACGACGTGGCCCGCGCTGGTATGTTCTTCTATCTCCGCTACACCCAGTTGATGGCGAAGAACGGCGGCAAGAGCGGTTTCCAGTCGACGGTGCGGCGGAACAACGCTCTCACGTTCAGAAACGCCACAGACAACCTTACGTCCCTCGTAGAACGATTCCACGATGTCGTTATCGAGAACCGTGACTACGCCCGGATATTCGAGCACTACGACGCTCCCGATACGCTCTTCTACTGCGATCCGCCGTACCTCGAAAAGGGGACGGACTGGTACGAAGGGGAGTTTGACCACGAAGAGTTTTGGGAAGAAATAGCAGACCTCGACGGCTATGCTATGGTTTCGTATATGGCTGTTCCCGACTATGTCCCGATAGACGAGTATGAAGTGCTCGAGCGAACGTTCGCACAGAACCAGAACGCCGCCCACGCCGACGAAAGCATAGAAGACACCGACCGCGTCGAGAAACTTATTCTGAACTTCGACCCCAAGGCCCACCACAAGCATATGATACCGCACGACTCTGCGACGGACTGGTGATACGATGAAAGAAATAGACAACTGGACGGGAGAAATCCACGAAGGAGACGCTGTAGAAGTTCTTACTCGTATGCCTGAGAACTCAGTTAATATGTGTATGACAAGCCCGCCATACTGGAATCTTCGGGATTACGACCACGACGACCAACTCGGATTAGAACCCGATAGCGACGAGTATGTGTCGAATATAGCCGACGTAATGGACGAGGTCGAACGGGTGTTACGCCCGGACGGGTCGCTATGGTTGAACCTCGGAGATACATACGAGAATAAGAACTTACAGCAAATCCCGGCGCGGGTGTCTCTTGAACTACAACGACGTGGGTGGATACTTCGAAATCGGGTGACGTGGGAAAAGCCAAACCCGATGCCCGAATCGGTGAAAGACCGGCTGAATACGACTACTGAAGCGGTGTTCCACCTCACACCCGAACCAGACTACTGGTATGACTTAGACGCTATTCGTGAACCGCACGCAGAATCACCGAAACGCCCGATTTCACAAAACGACGGGAACCCCGTGAATAACCCGAATCCGCAGGGACAGCCGGACAGCGAGCAAAATTTGAATCCTGAAAATCTTACACATCCCGCCGGTAAGAACCCCGGCGACGTATTCGAGGTGGCGACAAAGCCGTTTTCCGACGCTCACTTCGCCGTCTATCCGTCGAAACTCTGCGAAAAGCCCATCAAAGCGAGTTGCCCGCCGCAGGTGTGTGTCGGCTGTGGCGCACCCTACGAGCGGGAGAAAGAAGAACCTGACCGCGAGTATGAACGTGGCAATGAGGAATGGCGAGACGGCGCGAACCTTGGAAATCCACAACGCGACCACGATGGGAACTGGAATTATGAAGCGGAGTTTCACGGCTGGACGCCGACTTGCGAGTGCGACACGGACACTACTGAACCCGGAATCTGTCTCGATCCGTTCGCTGGGGCGGGGACTACCTGTATGGTAGCCGATGAACTCGGAAGACGGTGGACTGGAATCGATATAAATCCGGAGTACGTCGATATAGCCGACGAGCGAATGGGTGTAACGAAGAGCGAACACAAGTCAGCGACGGACTGGTAAAGTTTTATAACCCTATGGTGCTATAGTGTAAACGCCGTCTCCCACAGGAGACGGATGTTAGGGTACTGGGTTCGTCACACGCACCCACCTTCAGTTCCCCTCTTTCCACGGAGGCTTTTCATACTCAACACTTATCCTATAGGCTTACGTGTCTATTCGTATGCCAGTCCTCACCGACGAGAGTATTATTCAACGGCTAAACGACGACGACCTCGTGGTGGAGCCGCTCGAGGATCCAGACTTACAGATTCAACCTTCTTCGGTAGACCTCCGGCTGGGTCGTGACGCGAAGAAATACGACCCTGAAGTAACGTATGTCACCCCCGATATGGAGTTGGAGGGGCAGATGGTCGAGAAAACGCTTGAGGGCGGCGAGAAACTTCCTGTTCACCCCGACGACTTCGTTCTTATCCCCACGCAGGAGTGGGTAGAGATTCCTCGTGACCTTCAGGGACAAGTCACCGGACGTTCTTCTGTTGGTCGGCTCGGGATCGAGGTTCACAGTACTGCCGGGCTGATAGACCCCGGATACGAAGGACAGATAGTGCTGGAAGTGTCGAACAACGCGCCTGCGACTATAGAACTAAGCCCCGGTATGCGTATCGCCCAACTCGTTCTACACGATACTACAGAGGATCCACGGCTCGCTTACGGGGAGCGCGGCGACTCGAAGTATCAACATCAGACTGGTGCTCAGGAGTCGCTGGTGAACAGAGATTCCGACGTATAGACGCTTTTTCCACTAACTTTATAACTCTATAGACGTTATCCACGACTGTATAGACCAGATAATGATACGAGAGAAAGCCGCTGAAGTTGTAATGGAAAGAATGCAACCCACACTCCGGGAAGTCGTAGAAGAGCAGTCGGTCTTCGCGTGTCCTAACTGTGGGGAACTCACGCAACTCGGGCAGGCAGTCGACCTCGACAACGTCGCCAGCATAACGCTTGAGACGGAGTGTTGTGGGTACGAGGAGACGTTCGGCCCGGAAGACGCGAACACGTCGCTTCCGCAAACGATGACCGATTACGACGTGCTCACGGACGTTGCTGGCGTCGGAGACTCGAAAGCCGCCGCCCTGATAGACGAAGGCTACAGGACGGTCAACGACCTTCGGCGGGCTTCACAGTCCGAACTCTCCGACATCGACGTGATAGGCAACGCGCTCGCGGCACGTATGAAAGCAGACGTAGGTGAGGAGGCCGACGACGTAGTAGAGTCCGTCCCGAAAGGCGAGGGCGGCTCGTGTCCCGTCGACAACTGTCCGTCGAACCCCACGCAGGAAACGCTATACGACCATATGATAAGCGAGCACGGCTGGTACACAGAGAATCTGGAGGTCGAGTGAAATGCCTGCTCAGGGCGAGAACCCACGACTTGACCGGATCCCCGGCTTAGACTCGTTCTTGAAAGAGGAGCACCCTGTACTCGTGAAGAACACAGACGGAAACGAAGTCAAAGGAAACCTGATAGAACTGACTAACGAGAGTGTCATCGAGGTTCCCGCCGACTGGGACGATGACGCCGACCACCTCTACGACTTTTGGCGTTCAGTACAGGAGGTCGACCCCGACGACCGGATGGCTCGCGTGACGCTGGGAGGATCCGAGTACGGCTATCCCATATCACGGGTGTATTTGAGAAGTCTTGCCGACGTTCCGATGGTCGGTAGTAAGACGAAAGCGGATCTCATACAGGCCGGACACCGGAACCAAGTCGACCTCGC